CGCATTATTCAGGAGCAACTAGATTTAGGTAGGAATCCTAGAGACTCAGCTAGAATCATAGCCAGGGAACTAGCAGAAATCAACAAAACCAGAGCCATAACAATAGCTAGAACTGAATCAATAGGTGCGAGTAATGCCGGAAGCGATGCGGGGGCTCAGTCGTTAGGGATACCTTTAAGAAAAACATGGCAGGCTGCGTTTATTAATACCCGAGATTCACATTCAGCTGCGAGTGGACAGGTCAGATCGTTTGATAGTCCTTTTACGGTAGGTGGGTTTCAAATGCGTAGGCCACATGATAGTTCACTAGGCGCGCCTGCTGATGAAGTGATCAATTGTAGATGTGTTAGTTTGAAGGAGGCTATTTGATTCTGTTTATACTTTTGCCGACCATCAAGGTTATATGTTCGTGAGATAAGACGATAACATTAAATATAAAGGCATTTACAACGCAAAAGAACTATTGCCTACTTGTTTATCGTTCACTTCTTTACTTATAAAGTTCGCTCCATGCTTAAATGCTTGTCTTAATGCTATAATCATGTTTCTTTTTGGATTTTGTACATTTCTAGCGTACTCGCAAGCATTAGAATACACTTCTTCTTTACTCGGAAACGTAACACCAAATAAATTACATAACGCTTTATGCGTTTGTTCAAGATCCTTACTCTCAGCGGAGTATGCTAGTAGTATTTTAAATATTTTATCTTCCATAATACTGTCTTTATTAATTCTCGTTAAATGCCATAATTATTCAGGTTTAATTTCTGCTAATTTATTAAGAACGATCTCACAAACATCTTCACTTTTAAATTCGCTAGTATTTCCTGAGCTAATCAGCTTAATCTTTAGTGTAATTTCCTCGCTTTTAAGCGGATAGTTGTCAATGTTTGTTTTTCTTTTCTTTTGTTTTACTAATGTTACAATGAATTTCATAATTATTTAGTTTAATAATTTAACAAGTTCATTGTATAGTTCCTTTGGTATTTCTACCCACTCCCCACCCTCAAAACCTGTAATAGTCCAGTAGTACTTATTGCCTTCTTCTTTTATTTCCAACCCACCGTAAGCATTTCCTATTTCAAACATAATCATTTAGTTTAATCTACTATTACTTATTAGCCACTTCCAGGATATGTACATAATCATTGCATCATACCACTCATCAAGTGAGTTGTAGTTATTCCGGATTGGCTTTTTCATTGTTATAAATATTGAAATGCATTTTTAGTTTTTTCAACACCGTTCTTTCCTAGATACCAAGCATAATACATTGATGCGTAAATGGTTCTAACCATATCTCCATCCCAAAATCCAGGCTTTGAATCTTTTGGGTCTGCGGTTAACATGTCGCCATCAAAGCTTTCGTCCTTAATTGCTAAATCATAAATTGATTGTGTTTTGCTTGTCATAATTATTTAGTTTAATAAAAAAGCCCCTCAGATCGTGGCTCTTCGGGGCTAGCTTTCGCTTTAGTTAATGATAATTACCGTTTGATGCCACGAACATCTTGAACCGCAATACTAAATAGTAATATTAACATAAACAAATAAGTTTCCCAACGTGGGAATATGAGTACCAATATGGGACAGTAACCACAATGGTAAATAATCCCAATTTGAAACATTTGGTATAAATTGTTTATATTTGGGATTAAAATACCAAAATGGGAAATAAGCAGTTCTTTAAAACGCTCGATTTCAAGGCAGAAATACAAGATGTTGACATGGAAAAGCGTACAGTAACGGGTTATTTCTCCAAGTTTGGCAATGTAGATGCTGATAATGACATTATTGTAAGCGGTGCATTTGCCAGAACGATAAGGGAGAACGGCCCAGACGGTAAAAACCGAATTAAACACCTCAAAAATCACGATCCAAACCGAATGATCGGTAAAGTGGTTGAATTAAAAGAGGATTCAAACGGGTTATTTTTTAAGTCTGTAATGAGTACTAATACATTTGGCAAAGATGCGCTAATTGAGTACCAGGAAGAACTATTAACAGAGCATTCAATTGGATTCATAACTCTTCAGTCGGACCAAACAGATGACGGCATACAGCTAATAAAAGAGATTAAATTGTTTGAAGGAAGTGCTGTTACTTGGGGTTCTAATTCAGATACCCCGGTTGTTAGCATTAAATCAATGACATTTATTGAGCTATCAGAGGAATTGGATTCAGTATTAAAATATTGCAAAGTAGGTGGTCTTAGTGACGACCTAATGCAAAGTGTAGAAATAAAAATCAGGCAGATACAGCAAGAAATCTCAGAACGGAAAGAGGCCGCCATCAAAGAAGTGGCACCCGTAACCCCCGAAGTGGATATTTTGGAACATTATTTTAAAGGATTTAAAAATTAAAAAAAATGGAATTAAAAGAACAACTGGAGGAATTGGGGAAACAGGTTAAAACTGTATTAGACCAAGCCGAAGGGAATAAAGAAGAACAGGGCAAAATGTCTGAGGATATTAAAGCCCAGTTAAAAGGAATCGTTGAAAAGGAGCATGAGGCTTCTGAAAAATACGAGAAACATTTAGATCTATTGCAGAAACAATGCGATGGTTTAGACACAGAATTGCAAGCACGTAAGACAAACGAGCCTGTAAAAAAACAATCATTCAAGGATTTGTTACTAGGATTAGGTGAAAACGAAGGATATAAGGCATTTTTAGGAAGCGACAAAAAGGCTTTTAGTTTAGATTTGAAAGCCGATATGCTTACAACTACACATTTTACGGATGATGTAATTGAGCCGGACCGAGTTCGGGCTACTCCTGTATTCACACCTGAAAGGATGATTAGAATGCGTGATTTAATCCCAGGTGGCACAATGAGTGGTGATAGAATTTCTTATCCTCAAGAAGGAACCGTAGTAGATAATACTGCGACCGTTGCAGAGGGAGCGGCTAAGCCACAAAATGAATTTCCAATAGCTCAAATTGAAGATTCTGCTAAAAAGATTGCGGCCTTTGTACGCATATCCGATGAAGCATTAAACGATGTAGCTTTTATGGCTTCTTATTTATCACGAAGATTGATTGATAAATTAAAGAATGTAGAAGATGCTCAAATACTTTATGGGTCTGGTGCAGGATCTAATTTAAATGGAATATTCACACAGGGGACTTTGTTTGCTGGCAATATATTGAACCAGCCTAAGTTTGACGTTTTGCGTAAAGCAATTGGCGAGGCACGAGGTGCTGAGTTCTTTGCAAACGCCATTCTTTTGAACCCATCCGATGCCGTTTTACTAGACATCGAAAAGGGGACTGACGATCATTATTTACGACCTCCATTTGTAACTAGTGTAGGTGGTAGAATGTTTATAGGTGGTGTTCCAATTATAGAAAGCACATTTGTAACGGCAGATGATTTCATAGTTGGTGACTTTGTTACAGGAGCACAATTGTTTGATAGATTGAGCGCAAACGTTCGATTCTTTGAGCAAGATGCAACTAACGTGACTACTAATAAAATCACTATTAGAGTAGAAGAAAGATTAGCACTAGCGGTGTACCATACAGGCGCATTCATTAAGTCTGATTTTACTACTGCTCAAGCAGCATAGAATATGCTTGGTTTTGAAGGTGGGCATTGTGCTCACCTTTTAACCAATTAATTATAATTTCAATTTAAACAAAAACAAAATGGAAGCAAATCAAAATTTTCATCACAACAACAAAATGTATAGAAGAGGCGAAAAGGTTGACATTGAAGATGTGGCAGAATTAAAGGAGCTTAAAGTTAAGGGTATAGTTGTAGATAAGTACGTGAAACCAAAAGCAAAAGCTAAATCAGAGTAGTATGATACATTTAGTAGCTATACGGAACTTTAATTACGGGGGTAAAATCGTAAAAAAGAAGGATGATAAATTTGAGGCTATAGAAATTGATGCCGAAAGATTAATCATTATGAATTTGGCTAAGAAAATTGATCAGTCACATAAAAAAATGGACAAGAAATAATGAATCTAGGGGCAGATGTATTGAATTTACCAAAGGGGTTAGTTTTAAAAGTGACTATTGCACCACAGGAAGAGGCAGCGTCACTTAAAACAGCGCAAACATTTGCCCGTATAGATACGGGTGCCGATGATAACTTATTAAAGGAATTGTTAGCTTCGGCTACCGAAAAGGTCGAGGCATATATCAATAGAAAGCTGATAGACCAAACAATTTTAGCACATTGGGAGGTTGGTGCCGATAGAATTACTTTACCATTTGGGAATGTTAAAAGCGTTAGCAAAGTTGAAATAGGTCAAACGGACGGAACATTTATAGAAGATACAACATTTGTTTTAAAGGCAAATACTGTTTTTTTAACGAACTCTATTGAGTCAACAAGCAACGATGTAAGGATTACTTATGTGACAGGTTTTGGTGATGACTCAAGCAAGGTTCCGGCAGTTATTAGGGAGGCGATTTATAAAATGATAGTTACTTCTTATGATAACCGGGAGGATCTAATAATGGGCGAAAGCGTTATGATGATGCCCAATAGTTCTAAAAGGGAATTAGCTCAATTTATCAACTATGAGAGCTTCTGATCTACGGCATAGGGTTTTACACCAAGCCCCAGGATTTACAGATGACCTTCAAGGGGGTCAGAGTACTATATGGGTTGATATTAAAACAATATTCGCAAAGATTGAACCCCAAACGGGTAGTGAAGTGCTGGAACAAGGTAAAATTGCTGGAGAAAGACGGTTTTTAATTACGGTTAGAAACAAAGATATTAACATAGACCGCGTAGATAGACTAAAATGGGGGGATAGGTTTTTATATATTGAGACTCCTATAAACCCGGATGCGGTTATGCATTGGGTAACATTTGACGCATTTGAAAGGGTAAATTAAGATGGCTAACACAATTGAGATACTAGGAATAGATAAGGCTATCAAGTTAATGAATAGGTACGACAAGCAAGTGGCTAAAACTATTGATACCGAAGCCAAGAAATTGGTTTTAAACATTGTAGCCGATGCCCAACGTGCCGCACCTGTTGATACTGGTTTTTTGCGTGCCAATATTGTTACGGTTGTTAGGCGTTTTTCTTATGATGCCGTTACAATGGCTGATTATTCAATTTTTGTAGATAGAAGAAAGCCATTTTTTACGCTACAAGCATTAAAGAAGATAGCTAAATTTACATCAAAGGTTAGAAGTATAATTAAGGGATTATGATTAACACAGGTGGCATTATACAGAAAGCATACGTAAGCGCATTAAGCGGTATAAGCGCACCTGTTTTCTTTAGTGTACCTAATGACCAGGCTTTCCCTTATGTGCTTATAGAGGACTTGGATGAGGTTGGGGGTGAGGGTGCTGCAGCACGAACAAAGCAAAATAGGAATGCTACAGATATTGATGTGGTTTTAAGGGTTGTAACCGGGTTTGTATCAGGGGGAGGATCTAAAGATGCGGATGACATAGCAACTGAGATACTAGCTATTGTATTGCCTTCGGATCCATTGATAAAATTAGACTTCAGCCCGATTGAAAACGTGACAGCAAGCTTTGACAGCTCAACATATACCAGGGAGTTTAACGGCACCCACCAGATTATAACAAAAGAATTAACCATTAAGCATTCACTATCACAACCATGACAGCTATTGAAGGAATTATACTATTAAGCTTGTTATTTATTTACTTGTTAATCTTCAGAGGTTTAAAAAGGTTTGATAAGTATAAAAAGAAAAAATACAATTCTACAGAGAAAAACGAGGCAGAAGAATATAATCTTTGGCGAACAAAGGACGACAATAAACAGAAAAAACAAATTTAATTAACAATTATGGCAACAGTAAGCAAATTTAGCGGTGATTTGATTATAGTGGACATTGATGGGAATGCACTTGCGCACTCCACCGATGCCACATTAACAGTTACCCAAGACGCGCCAGATACTACTACAAAAGATAGTGCAGGGTGGAAGGAAAATCTAATTGATGGTAATCGAGGATGGGAAATTTCGGCTAGCGGACTAGTAACATATGATGCGCCCAACACGGCACCACATCTTTTATTAGATGCTATTTTAAACAATACTGCAACGGTTCTAAAATTCTCTACCGGTGTAGTGGGGGATGAAGAATTTACAGGGACCGCAAAACTTACATCTTTTAGTGAGAATGGACCACAAAATGCGCCTGTAAGTTTTGAAGTAACTTATTTAGGAAATGGCCCACTAACTAAAGCAACAATCGTTTAATGAGTGGAGTAATAACAGTTAAATTAGGGGGTCAAAAGCGTTCTCTAAAGTTTGGAACTAATTCCACGGCTAGATATTGTGAGATCAGAAAATGTTCTTTAGATGATTATATAAAGGATATGGACTTTGATAACCTAAAGGCTGGAGTTGTAAGGGATCTTATTTATTCTGCTTTATGGGCATATAACGTTACCAATAACATTGAAACAGATTTTAATACTTTCAATGTAGGAGATTGGATAGACGAGGCAGACAAAGACGAGGTTAACAATATATTTCTGGAAATGGCATCTTCTAGCACTCAAAAAGTTAAGGTCAAGAAGGTGGGAGATGGTTCAAAAAAAAAGTTACATGGGATAGCACATTGAATTTAGCCTTTGGAGTATGTGGCTTAAATCCTAAAGAATTTTGGAGCCTATCATGGGGGGAGTTTTACGATCTTGCTAATGCTAGGCTTAACTATTTAGACTTAGAAGAAGAGAAAAAACAAGTATCAAAAGGTGAGATTTTGGCAGCAATATATAACACCATACCGAGAAAAAAGGGAGTGCCCGCAGACACATATAAGGATCATTTGCCTAATAAATACCTCGATAAATATCCAAAGGACGAGATATTACCTTCAAGCACACCTGAAAAAATGAGGGATTGGGTGGAACGCCATAATAAAAACTTCCCAGATTCACCTATTAAATTTGATTACAATAAAAATAAGAACTAATGGCTCATGACGGTGAAATTAGGGTACGGATAACGGCAGACAATAAGGATCTGGGTAGAAAGATTAAGGACTCTGAAAAAAAACTGCAAGGTTTCGGCAAAACAGCAAAAAAGGCTGGTCAATTACTAGCAGGAGCATTTGCAGGAACCGTTATACTTAATGGCATTAAAAATGCTATCAAATCCATTGCTCAACTTGAAAGCTCAATAAGGCGTGTTAGTTTAATTGCCGGAGGTGGTGAGGAAAAGTTTGCCAAACTAGCCAAAACACTTGGAGGCAGCACCGTATTCACCGCAAACCAAGCAGCGGAAGCAATGGGGTTCTTAGCCCAAGCTGGATTTAGTACTAATCAAATTCTAACCGCAACACCCGGAATATTAGATTTAGCGGCAGCGGCCCAATTAGATTTAGGTCGTGCGGCTGATATTGCATCGAACATTTTAAGTGGGTTTGGATTATCTGCAAGCGAGGTCAACAGGGTAAATGACATTCTAGTAACTACTACGAACAGCGCAAATCTAAGTGTAGAACAAATGGGTGAGGCTATGAAAGTAGTTGCTCCTATTGCTAAAAGTGCCGGAATAAGCATTAATACAGTAGCCGGATTTATGGGCGTACTTGGTGATGCTGGTATTCAAGGATCATTGGCAGGCACCCAATTAAAGGGCGTTCTAAGTTCATTAATAAAACCATCAACTGAGGCGGCAAAGGTATTTGAAAAGTTAGGAGTTGAAATAATTAATAATGAAGATGGTAGTTTAAACCTATCAGCAACTTTAACGGCATTAAAAAACGCAGGGTTATCCACAGCCGACGCATTCACAATCTTTGGTGAAAGAGCGGCAGCTGGAGCGTTAGTAATGGCTAATGCTACCGAAAAGGCCGATGCATTGGCAGAAGCAACTAAGGAAATAGGAATTGCAAGCCTACAGGCTAAACGGCAATTAGACACTTTAAGCGGTGACATGGCACTGTTTTCAAGTGCTATAGATGGAACTGTTCAAAAAGGTAGCTCACTAATCGGATTTTTTAGAGATGTAACCCAGGGCGCAACCAATTTTGTACTAATTATGTCAGGGCAAAATGCCCCTGCTTTACAATTAAAGAGGCTACAGTCACAATTAAAGGAACTTGAAGGCGGTGAGGGTGTTTTTGATGCACTTAGAAAATCAACTATAGGCTATTCTTTAGAGGTTTCACAATTAAAAGCGCAAATTGATGAAATAGTTAACGCTGAAGCAAACCAAGCGGCAGCGTTAGCGTTAAATAAAGATTTTTACGATTCTTTAACCGGATCAATTGAAGATCAACAAAATGCACTATTCCCATTAGTCCCAACACTAGAAGAACTAACAAAAAAGAGGATAGAATCAATCGCAGCACTAGCAGATGAATCTAAAGAATTAGAAAAATCATTAGTTTTAATGGCTGAAAGGCAACGATTAACTATTGCTTTAAGTGGTAGTTCATTAAGTCTAACAGAATTAACTAGGGACGGAACCGAGGCCCTTATGATGCAAAACCTTGCAAACGAGGGATCATTTGAGGTTCAGAACAAATTAAGTGAGGTTGAAAAGGGTCGTTTACAAGCGTTAACTGAAGGAATTATCATTAAAGGAATTGATGTTAAAGTTACGGATCAAGAAACTAAAGCTCAACAGAATGTTGCAAAAGCGTCAGGAGAGGCCGCAGTACAGGCCGCTGTTTTGGCCGCAGCAAACAGGGACGGTGCTAAATCTATTGTACAAGCATCACTAGCCGCAGCATTGGCCGCAGCAATAAAAAGTGCTTTTGTTGGTTCGCCTAATCCTATATTAGGGCTTGCATTGGCAGCCGCAGGAGTGGCAGGAATTAACGCATTATTCTCAGCTATACCGAGCTTTGCGGCAGGAACGCCCAATTTCGGGGGTGGTATGGCTTTAGTTGGTGAACGTGGTCCTGAGGTTGTTAATCTACCAGGTGGGTCAAGTATAACACCTCACTTATTATCAAGGGGTTCAATGGGTGGATCTGTTTCTATAGTGGTGAATGGTTTTGTTGGCAATGAACAGGAATTAGCCAGAACAATAACCGAGGTATTAGATAATCAATCAGACAACACGAGCAGACTACTATAAATGGCATTCGGATTAAAATATATAGCTGAATTTAACGACAGGCACGATTCGGCATGGAAAGCTGAAATTTTAGAAGATGGCTTTGCAGGATCTGTTACGGATTTAAGATTATGGGGAAGCAACCCACTTAAAATAAAGTTTCGTGCTTCAAATGTTAAATTAAAGCATTCACCTATATGTCCCAAAGATGTAGAATTGAGCGTAACGTCAGATAATGATTATTTTTTAATGGAGTTTGCCTATAATACAAGCAAGCACTACTTAATGAAGGTTTTTCAAGATGGCTCATTAAGGTTTCATGGGTTTATATTAAAGGGACTTAATGGTGAGCGTTATATTTCACCTCCTTATCAAATTAAATTGCGTGCTACAGATGGCCTTGCGCAATTAAAGAATACACTTTATACCCATATTGGAGGTGATAACGTTGTTAAAGGTTCAGAGGTATTAATACATATATTAACCGATTTACTCGGTATAACTCAGGACTTTATACTAGATAACAGCAATTTATTCCCTGTTTCATTAACTCCAGGCGCAAATGATACCTCCTTAGATTTAACTTATGTAAATCAACAATTATTTGTTCAGGAAGAAATGAACGCTTTTGAAGTGTTATCTGACTTGATGACTACCCATCATTGTAGATTTTACCAATCAAATGAGTTTTGGGTAGTTGAGCAACTTGAAGGATTATCTACCGGACTAAATCAATTATCAAAGAAGCGAGACAGTGTCACTTATGCGTTTGATTCTAATTTCGCCAATGTAACTCCTTTAAATATTCATGAGGTTTATTTACTGAATCCCGCAAACGTTGTTAACACTCCCATCGGAAGCGCATCAATTTCATTTATAGAGGCACCAAAAGAGATAAAAGTTGATACAAAAACAGTAAAATTTACTAATATTTTAGAA